CTACCATAGAAGTAAGCTTCATCTAACATTACTCCCAAGCCATCAACACTTGCTTGGAGTAAACTCTCAACGCCCTCAACCCCAATATTCACCTGCTTCGCTAGTGAACTTTTGTCCAGGGGGGCAATAATCCAATCTTCACTTTCATGTTTCACCCACGTACGCTTAAGGAAAGTAACTTGACTCTCATCCAAATAGTCTTGTGAGATCTCGCTCTTGTCAGGCATAGTATATTCAACTCCATGTTCTCCCAAGTATTCGGCAATATGAAACATGTTAAACTTTGGAAATTTATTATGTACCGTCATTACATTATCATCTCCATACATAAAACCACTCACAGCCTTAAAGAAAAGGTCCATATCGTAAACATCTCCAAACGACATAATCATATACAACACGTTTACAACTATATTCACAAAGACCGTCCCAGGAACACCGGAAGGTTGTGATCCCTGAGGTTGAAAACAATCCGTATGTAACACATAAATAGGTGAAGTAGCCATGAACGCAAGAACCCACATCTTGTCCAGGTCTTCTTGTTTATACCCTAAAACATGTTCAGCGACATCAATCAAGAAACAATAAGCCATAATGACTAAAATTCTTTGCATGCCTTTATCAAATGCCTTGTAATCACCAGCCAACCAATTCTTAAATGCTTTGTTACTCGTCATTTTGTCATACATCCGCTTCCACATACGAGAATGAACATTAACTCCAACAGCGCTAAAAAACAAAGCGGGGTATCTACTCATCAATTCAAACACCGGCATGAACAACATACGATATGACACTACGAAAAAGAAAGGACTCACTCCAAAGAAACGTACTTTCCCTCTCTTTACATACTCAAAAGGAACAGGCTCATCCTTCATAACTAATGTAAATAGCGCATTTCTAGTCCACGTATCAAGATCTTTATAATATTCATTAAACGCCATCAGGGTAGCAGTGTTGAACTTCAATCTAGTTGTATTGGAATCAGAAATATACTCCTCCATATAATCTCTCTTCTTCCCTTTCAGACCCAATCCTGCACTCGTACTAAAA